CGAGTACTTCAGCAAAGATGCACTATAGCTGCTAATAAATTAATAGCTTAAATTATATCCAAAGACGAGAACGTGATCAAAGCAGCTAAATAATACAGGCGAAATTTATAAGTATTCCTCAGATAAGCTCAATAAGTCAGCAAGGCTAAATACATCTCTAAATTGTAATAATTGCTAAAAGGATAATTAGTATATACAGAACCAATTGCTACAAAAATCCCTCTCACTCAACTAGTCTCTCAATATGATGAAGATGCTAGATATGTATAAATTCAATAAGCGATGAAGGCTAGAGATACAGCAAGAGCTAATGGAGTCGACGAGGCATTATGGCCAATAATCCCATCCAAAATATATAAGGGCTAAAGAATACCTGTACTAGTTAATGGAGCAATTCAAATGATAGATGGTATAATACTTTAAAATAAGACTATTCCCATACATCAAGTTTTTTAATTTGAAAAACATGCCGAACAATCTATCAAAAACGCCATAGCTCTCTTCAATAACATCATCTTCCATCCAGTAAGACCTAGAAATGATGCTTATGATATCAATTACTACAATAAATAATATGATTTATATCAAGCTAAAGTATAATCTCAGCCTGTAGCTCCTGTAATAGATTTATGGTCACCTTATTAAGGAACTATTCAAGACTTCGAAAAATAAAATTCTGTAGATACTCTTGATATAAAACCAACTGATTATGTAGCTTACACATTATTTGATTCGCATTATTATTTATAAGGATGGCAACCAAAGTTTAAATCTACTGTTTTCGTTATTGGAGGTTAATTCCCAACTATTCCTGGATAATATGTATTACCAATGAATTAAGGCAGATTCTAAATATATCCAGTGAAAAATTAATAGATAATACTTGCTCAAACAAATTACAAATGGTTATCTCAATTCGACTATCTAAAGAAAGGATTTATAAAATGCTTATAATAACAAGTAAATCCTAACAGATAAAATAAAATGTAAATGATGATGATAACCAACTCGTCCGGCACTTGTTATAGGCATCCTTTAGTTCATGTACTATAGCCTTAATTTCGTATGTAATACGGATGGTATGCTCATATCTTCCATTAATGCGCATCTTAAAAATTGCGAATCGAGCCTGTGATTGCACCTATATTAGAAAATATAAGCAAAAATTCTAATCAGACAAAATATCTTTACGATACAGTCAACAGTTTCTCTCTCGATTCTTTCCCATCTGTCTCTTCATATTTATAGATGTATAAAAAAGGAAGAACATGGCAATCACCTATCATTAATCAATATTCATCATTCAAGTCAATAAAATAATATATATTATATACTCATGATTTTGATTCAGGTGATGTTTAAATTCAAGTGCAATAGCTATAAAATCTGTCTATCATCCAAAAACTTCTATTCTTATTTACAAATTATTTATCTGAACAACATTCTAAAAGAGTAATAATCTCAAATTGTAAATAAACTACATATCACTTTAGAACTGTTTAAGTTTAAGGTTATGATTAGGTGCAATTAGTGGAGAGCAATAAATGTCTAAGCCGTTAAGATATATGTAAAATTCGATTTGGATGTACTGCTTAGAAATATAAATTCTTAAATCCTCAATCACTTTCAAAGAAACTAATACAAAAATGCGCA